ATAAAATCTACAGTTTTCTGTTCCCGTTAATTTTTCTGAAATAGGATAAAATGATGTTTCATCTTTTATATAGTTTTCAGAAAAAGAAATTTCAGTTGTAATTAATAATTGTTCAAATTTATTTAAGGATTCACCAACTTTATTTTTATATAAATCGACCATTTTAGAAAAATCAGAAACACCATCAATTTCAGTTAGTTCATATACTTTTACATCACCAGTATCTAGCTTTACACCATCAACACCATTTTTAATTCCGGTTGGTGATATTGTGTCATATAGAATTGCGTCAACTTTTTTAAGTGTCTGAACATATTCTTCTTGATATTTTGTCATTTCATTTATTGGTTCAATAACAAATTGATTTAAATCATTTTGTTTAGATTGTGTCAACGATTTTAATTTATCTCTAACTTCTCTAATTGCTGAATTTGGAATGTTTGGAACTAATACTAACTTTGACATAATAGGATCTTTATCATCTTTAATATCTCCTATTACATTATTTGTTAAAGATTGTATTCTTTGTTCAACAAATTCCGGTTTACCATAAATTTTTGTATTAATACCAGAGTTATCACTATAATCAAATATTTTTCCATCGACATAATTTTTTTCATAACCAACTAATTGTAATATTCCATAGTTAGTTGTATTTTGAATTGTTCTTAATTGATTGTTAATTGTTTTAAAATATTTGTTAGTATTATCTGATAATTCTTTAAATAATGCAATATATTCAATTTCTCCACTTTGGATATTTCCATTATCTTCTAAAATTGTTGTAAGTATATTTCCAATAGCATCACCACCTTTTTGAGGTATTTGATTATCTACAGAGTTTGTTGAAACTGTATTTTGTCTTTTTAATATTTGTTCAACAACATATTTGTCCCTAGCTGAAACATCTTCGGTTGGCGTTGCTCTTTCATCATAAATTTCTGTATTTGCATAATAATTAAACGAAAGTGCGTTTTGAAGTTGTTCAACTGGTTCTTTAAGTCCCATACCACCGATAATATTAAATGCCATTGTAACATTTGCAATCATAGGTTGTATTCCAATTCCTTCTGGGTTTAAATCATATAATAATGGTTCATATGAAATATCTAAACTTGTTGGTACAATTTTACTATGATAAAAATCTCCAACCCTTAATACTAATATTGGTGGTGCACCAAAAGATGTGTTTAGCGCATCATTATATTTTGGTCTTCCATCTGTTCCAATAACTGGTATTGTTTGACCCGGTCTCATACACTGATTTAAAAATGTTAATCTAGCATTCAAACCTTCCGGTGTCATCGAATGGAAAGCTGGACTAAAATATTTAATTTTCTCTTTAAATGTGTCGTATACCATAGGATTTGTTTCTTTAATCACTTGGAAATAGTCGCATTCAGAAAATAATTGTCTAAGAACTTTTTTAGAAATTCCTTCTTTTATTTTTTGTTGTATATCAACACTTGGTATTGGTTTTATTATTGTTAGTGTTTCACCAGTAATTGGTGGCGGTGGAGGTGTTGTTGTTGTAGTTGTTGTAATTGGTGGTGGTGGTGGAATTTCTGCTGATATTGCTTTTAAAATAACTCGTCTACAAGCCATTGCTGGTAACGAATTAACCACAGCATTAGCTGTTGCTTTGTTATTTGTTGTTTCTCTTGGTAAAACATTACAATTTACGGAATCAAAATTACCACCATTTTCCCCTTTTGGAATTGTTTCACCTTCACCTTTAGGTTCAATTTTAGTATAAAGAATTTGTTTTCCAATGTAATCTTTGTAAGATGTTCCATCAGAAAATTTTTGTTTTTCAATCCATTGTTGTACAGCACTAATTCTTCTTTGAGATAATCTAACATTGTAATCCTCAGAAGCTACTGCTGATGCGGAACCTTGTAAGCTTATTTTAACAATTCCTTTTCTTTTAATAATAACTTCTTCCATTCCTTCCAAAAACTCCTTTGTCATTTTTGCGTAGTTTCCTTTAATAACATCATTGAAGAAGGTTGGTATTAAATCTTTATTATATGTTTTTTTGTCCGTTCCGCTTCCAACATAAACAGAAGTTGGTGCATTATTTATTGTTGGTTGGTAAAATTTATCTTCATATTCTTTAATATAAAATTCAAAATCAGTTCTTGCTGAAGTTGATGGTTCTCCAAACGGTATATCATTATAAAAATAAAACCCTACGCCGGCAAAATTTTTGAACGGGTCTATAAAGGTATCACTAGCACTAGTGTTTTCATTACCACCAGTATTTTGTGTTTCAACTTTACTTTCTGGATCCTTAACCGGATTCTCGGCTGGAATATTTTTTAATACTTCACCATATTCCTCTTCAGTTAATCTTGGGTTATTTAAAATTTCTTGATATGTAAATAAATCTTTAGTTGGTATTGTATTAAATTTTATTCCCAATTCATATATATCATATTTCATACATCCAGCAAAAAATGAATCTACAATAGAGTCCAATCTTTCTTTTGGTATATTTGCTAGTTGTTTTTCAATAATTGTGTTTAATGATGATGGATTATCAACTAAAATTTTCCATTTTAAAGTACCACTTCTTGATGTGTTTTTATATGTATATATTGGTTCAGGTCTTCCAAGAAAACTTGTTGCGTTAAAATCTGGTTTTGAGTTATCACTAAATGATAAATCATAAGGTGGGAACCACATTATTCTACCACCATTTGGTCCTTTTTCACAAACTGGTAATTCATCATAAGTAAACCCTGGTCTATCAGATGTTCTCCAAGCAAGATTTTCTATTGAGAACATATATTTTTTAACTTTATTATCGACAATGTTTGTTGAACCAGGATTTCTTAATGGTGCTATATTTAAATTATACGTATTATCAAACACAGAATAACTAAACCCTCTACCGGCAGTTGTAATACCATCTGTTTTTTGTAAGTCAGCATATGTAAAATAAGGCGTATCTTTTTGGAATATACGACAATATTCAATACCGGCCTCTGTACCATCAGATTGATTTTTATATGAAAGTACTTGTGAACCTTTTGTTAATTCTTTATAACCATCATTAAAAACTTTAGAAACTTGATTTATTGCGTTTCCAACATGTTTTAACCTAGCTTCACCTTGTAGATTATCTGCGGCTTCAATTAATCTTTGAGTTTGGTCTAATATTGAACCTTCTTTAAATGTAATATTTGTTGATAAATTTTTATTATAGTTAGCCTCAACAATATTAAATTCATTATCTAGGGATGTTGGTGCGCCACCAGGTGCAACGTGAAACCCAGCATTATCTTTATACTTTGGTGATGTCCAAACAAATTCACCGTCTATTGTTCCTGAATTTGTATATGATTTTGCTTTTAAACCAAAATTAATTTGAGTTTGATTTCCTTCATATAAAATACCAAGTTCTGATGGACCATAAACAAGTGTGTCAACTTGTTTTCCATCTGGTGCTACCGGTAATTGATTTGGTGGTGATTCAACTTTTGACGGGTCAACTGTTGAACTACCGACGTAATAACCACCTGTATTTGGTTTGTCTGGATTTAATAAATTAGAAATGCCGGTTGTAATAGTTTGGATAATTCCTCTATTATAATCCGGTCTATATTTGTTATAATCTAGTGTTGAAAAAAGAGCTGATCTTTGTCCATTACCAGTATTTGCCACAAATATTTCAGATGGATTTCTATATTTGTTTAATATTGGTCCTAAGAATCCGCCGGTTAAATTATTTACAACATTAAGTGCTCCTTCGGCATTTGAATTTTTTGGTTCTGTATTATCAAAATAATCACCAGGAATAAATGACGCTGGGAAATAAGTTCCACTTAAACGATTAGCAAAACTAACAGCTGCTGGAATTGGGTTTTCTGGAACTGTAATTCTCCAATTTTTTTCAACTAAAGGTTGTTTACCGGTTGCAATAAGTGATGCTGAAAAAGGATCCGAAAGTGAACTTAGATTAACTCTACCAATAGTTAATAATTCAACTTCTCTTGCAATTCTATCTTCAAAATATCCTTTTAATTGTGTTGCACCAATTTTTGCAATATATGAATCTTGCGATAAACTACCGCCACTACCACCAGGGTTTGAGCTAAATAATATGTCGTATGGACTATAAAAAGACGGGACAAATGTTGGTGGATCCCAATATGGTAAATATAATTTTTGTGTTGCAACAATATCGGTTATTGTTGCCAAACTTTTAAAACCACCTTCTGGCCCATAATTATTTTGTATATATGCAGCGTCAATAAAAAATTCATTAGCCAAATCAATAACAGTATCATTTGGGTCGTAAGGACCTTTGTTTGATTCAACTGGAAGTGGTGGACCCGCTAAATTTAATGGTTTAGGAAAACCACCTTCTGGACCATATTCATTTAATGGATATAAATTATTTGCTTGATTGTTTGTACTTACTAAATCATTAGGTGAATCAATTACATTAGAAACTGTCAAATTTGTCTCGTAGTTAATATTACTTGTTTGTGGTGAAAAACTTCCGGGTACATTATAAGGTGCTAAATTTCTAGCAATTAATGTATTTCTAAATGAAGATGATGAAGCAAATGACAAAAAACTTTCTGACATAGTGTTACTTTAAGAATAAATATTGGAAAAAGTTTTTTTAATTGAATGGTTGTTTAATAAATTATTTATTCACTATTTTGGTTTACTCAACATTAATCCACTATTTGGGTCAAATCCAAATAGTTTTACAACATTACTAGTATCACTAAAATATTTTTCAATAGCTGAATTTACAACACTTGTGTCTAATGATGCCGTTTTTTCATCTGTTGTAATTTTTAAATCAACTTTTATTTCACTTTTTGCTGATAGTTCCATAGGTTTTTGTTCAGATGTTACAACATTTTGAACATTTGTTCCTTCGGGAGTAACATTTTCTAATGGTGTTACGTTTTCTTGATTAGTTCCACCTTCACCAACATTTGTTCCTGTATTTTTCCCAGTATCAGTTGTTTTAAATCTACCACCATAAATTTCTTCAATTACTTTATTACTTCCTTTCACAGTTTCATTAACAATTGTTTGCATACTATTTTTAAACCCAGTCTCAACATTACCTAATGTAGTCACTAATTCTTTCATTTTTGTTGATCCTTCTTCAAACTTACCTTCAGCAAAAAGTAGAGCCATATCTTCAAATGGTTTTGTTAAGTCGTTCATTTGTTTACTTAAATTACCAAAATCACCCATATCACTTCTTGAGATTCCTTTAGGTATTTCTCTTTGTATTCCAGAAACAACATCATATGCTCTCATAACTGGGGCTGCCGTAGCTCCAGCATATGTTACTCTTTCTCCAACGGCTTTTTGTGCTTGTTCAATTCTTTTCAAAGTATCCAATTGGTCTATAGCAATTTCTTCCATACTTTTAGCACTCTCTTCTTCACTCAATTTAAGATTTTCAATATCTTCTGGTGTAAGTTGGTCAACTTCTTTTTCAATTGCTCGTCCTGTTTCGGCATCTTTAACGGTTATAACAGCTTTACCATCTTTCATTTGAGACATTGTAGCAATCATTTCTTTTGTTTGTTCATCACCAACAAAATCAGGCATTTTAATTTCTTGTAATTTTCTATCAAAATCGGCAGATTTTATTGCCATCTTTGAGAACTCTTCGGCTGACATACCTAATTCTTTTGCAACCTCTCTCATCCTTCTTTTAGCTCCGGGCATAATTTCAAATTGACCCTTTTCATTTAATTGGACAAATTCTTTACTTAAATCAGTCATTGATTTCATAAGTTCATCCGGTCCGTTAAGTCCCATATCCATAAGTCGTAAAGGGTCTAACATTTCTGAATTTGCAACACCCATTCTTTGTAAACCTGCCGCCATTTCAATTGCGTTTTCAGGATCTAGTAATTTTTCTGACGTATCAAAAACAGTTCTCATATCAATACCTAACCTACTAGCTTGTGCTGCCATTTTCGTAAGTCCTGCAACTCCATTACTGAAATTGTACACATTTAATTTTTCTAAATTTCCACTTACAAATCCACTAACTTCTTTTACATTTCCACCAACAGACCTTGTGTAATCAACAACTTCTTTCATTGTATCACCAACATCATAAATAGAAACACCAACATTTCTAAAATTTTCCGCTAATGTATCAATTTCTAGACCAGTAACTTGACCAGTCGCGCCTAGTTCGGTTATTGCTTCAACACCAATACTTGCGGCACCACCAAGAGCCTTACCAATCTCGGTTATTACTGTGGCAGGGTCTGTGTCTAAACCCATTTCTGTGAATGAAGGAATTGCCTCACCAATAACAGCTTTAAACTCACCCATTCTAGCTCTTGTTGTACCAAAAGCACCCATAACTTTGGTACCTTGTTGGTCTAAAATTTCTAGAGCACCACCTATTTTATTGATAGAATCGGTCATTTGTTTTACATAACCGTCCAATGTTTCACTAACATTAAATACTGAACCTTGGATTTCAGAAGTTTGTTCAGTAAGTTTACTTTCTGTCTTTTTTTTAAGTTCGTCTTGGAATGGTTTAAGTTTTTCACCTATATAGTCGTCAATATCTCTATCGGTGTATTGTGTACCATCAACAGAAATATTACTACCTCTTTTATATGAAAACTTTTTTGCCATTATTTATTTTCTAATAAATAGTTAAATCTATGTTTTGGGTTTGTTTTCTTCAATAATCTTTTCGACCAAGTATTTTCTTACATAGGTGGGTATTTTTAAAAATTCAGAATATTGCATTCTAAGGAATTTGGATAAAATATAAAATTCATCCAACATATATTGTGAGTAATTAGAAGAAAGGCCGAAAAAATTCCACCCCAAAAGTAATGTTTGCCATTACTTTTTCTCCAGACGGGGCCATAACTTCTTTATTTAAATCTAATCTTGGTTCATTTTCTCTTAAAAAATTTCTAATGAACTTTGAATCAGCAATTGGCATATTTTCAGAAAAAATTGCAATTTTTCCTTTATCAGAATCACCATTTATTTCAATAATATTTTTCGCTAATTTCCAAGTAACTGTTGGTGGTGTGCGACCATCTGGATATGCTTCAATCATTTTGTCAATTTCCATTTGTTCAACAAGACTTAATAATTTTAATTTAACAGTTGTTTTTGATTTTGGTAATAAAACGGTAAAAATTCCATTTTCGTCTGGTTTAAATTCTGTTTTCTTAATGTTAAGTTCATCTAGCATAACAGATGTGGTAAACAACTTATCAGTTGATGGGTCAGTTAGTGAGACAGTATATTCTGGGCCAAAAGATGTATTTCTTAAAAACAAAAGAATTGCTTCAATATCACCTTCTAATAATTCTTCCGGTCTTAAATCTTTTTCATACACTTTTGACCTTAATAATGGTAATATTAAAGATTCTCTAATACTTTTTCTTAAATTTGTATTTAATAATATATTTTCATCAGAAGCTGTTAAATAACCAACTTTAATTGTTTTCTTTTTTGATTTGTAAAAAATACCACCACTTGGTAATGGAACCACGTCATGTGGTAAATTAAAATCTTGTTGACCTATTTGATATTCATTCATTTCCATAATCTTTTTTATTATAAAAATATCCAATAATCATTTTTTGTAAATAAAAAAGTCCCCATATAAAATATGAAGACTTTAACAAATATATTTTTTTTAAAAAATTAGTAAACTAATATACATCTATCCATACGAATACTTGATGTAATTCCCGCAATTTTATCACTTGAATAATCTAGGGACCCACCATCATATCCTGTTAAAAATGCACCTTCTAAAATCCATTTCTCAACAACAACGCCGGTTGGGTCAAGCATTTCAAGGTCAACATTCTTTTTATATCCGGCAGCATAACCCATACGACCAGTTACAGATTCAGCACATAGACGAATCCATTCCATAACCGCTTGTGAAGCTGATGGACCAATTGGGTCTCTAAACTTAACCGAAATTTCTTCCCAGTTAAATCTACCAGCAACATAGGTTGAGGTGTTCAAAAATGGAATTTCTGTTGAAGCAATTTTCATTTTTGGTCTTGAGGTACTTTCTACATACCACTCATTTATTCCTAATGACGATGGAAATCTCAAAATCCATCTGTTCTCCCTTTTCGGTTCGTAAGGTATAGGCATTTTCATTAACAAATCAGCCATAATTTCAGTTTTTAATTTTTTATTTTATTTTTGTTTTTATTATAAATATTAGCTTTGTAAAAATTTTTCTATTTACTTTGATTTAATTTTGGATATTATCCTATTAATTAAACTTTCTAACATAAGTTCTTCTTCACTTTCTTCTTTTTCATTTCCAGTTTCTATATGAATTTTTGAATATCCTCCTTCTGATGTATCATAAATTATGAATTTTACTTCTGGATACATTCTTGATAATTCATTTTTTACATACTCAACCATTGCTTTTATATTTCTTGGGTCATCATCTGAAAATCCTAATGAAGTATTAATATATTTTCCACTTTTAATTAAATCATCATATTTTGAAATGAAATCGGCAAGGGCAATTTTTTTTGCGTGCTCAGGATTTGCCGCTCCGCCACTTGTCTCTAATCCGAATTTTTCACCAAACTCTTTTGAAGAAACCGGGTAGTAATCCCCTCTCTCATCTAAATAAAAATCTAATAATTGATTTGGGGATAAATCATCTAATTTTTCTAAAAAGTTTTTTGAAAACATTTCTTCGTGTTCAAAAGTTCTTTTAATATTTTCTATCATTTCTTCTTTTTCTTCCGGTGACAAAACTAAATGTATAAACATTTTAACACCTTTTTTAATTACGTTTGGACTATGTCCTCTAGCGGTAATAATTGAAAATGGGTTAGCATATATTAAATTTTCTTTAAACTTTTTAAAACTTGGTGATTTTCTATCTTTTTTAATTGCTTCTACGGTGTCTTCTAAAAATGTTTCGGAACTTGTAAAATCTCTATATGGGTTGTTGTCATATCCAACTATTGTGTCCCCTTCATAATCAAAAGGTTCGTTTCCAATCAAATGTCTGTATTCCGCAAAATCTTCTGTCGACATTCCAATAACATCCCCAAGGTCAGATTTTAAATATATTTTAGTTGGCATTCTCAAAATATTATCATCCCAATCAAAACCATATAAACGTAGATTTTTTTTCTCTACCATTTCTTTTATAATCTGTCTAACTAAAATTTTGTGATTCATAATAATAAATATATCATAAATAAAAAATGGGGGTTATTGACCCCCATTTTCTTTAATTTATTTATTTTATCACACATCTTCAAATGAAGCACCGGTTGGTGTAATGTAGAATGTAATGTCAATAAATTCAAGAGACCTTGTTGGTTTGATGTAGATTTTACCAACTAACTGGTTTTTATCTAAATCTTCCGTATCACTTGAAACGGTTACTCGGAAATCATACAAACCTCTATCTCTTCTAATTGCATCCAAGATTGGGTTAACAGCATTTAAGAAGTCCTGTCTTACTTGTTCGTCGTTTTGATCGAATAATAATCTTACAGAAACTGCAGAAATTAATTTTCTTGCTTGTAATAACAATCTTCTTACGTTGATTCTGTCAAGAGCAGATTCTCTGACTTGAAGAGTTTTGTTACCCCAGATTACAGTACCGACATCAGCAAATGTTGCAATTGGGTTAACTCGACCAACATATAGAGTATCTCTATCTTCTTGTGTTAACTTCTTACGAGCTTTAATCGCGTTTACAATACCACGAGTATAACCAGCCGCCGCAAACCAAGGGAATGCAATGTTATCAGTTAAAGCTAAGTTTCTTGTAACCTCAGCCGTTGCTGGGATATAGATTTGTGTATTGTTTACACTGTCTCTTGTTAATACCCAAGGGTAATAAGTTGCTGTGTAGTTAGAATCAATTCCTGTTTCTTCCAATATATCAACAGCTTCTTGAGGGTAAATTAAACCATCAGTTCCTGTTGTTGTTGGTAAGAACAAGTTGTAATCCGGTAATGTTGTAATATACAATGAGTCAGCTCTTTCATTTTCAATCATATCGATTGTGTTTTCGACTAAATCAGAGTTATTTTGAACATCAATACCTGGTGTTACAAATACATTGATATTTACAGCTTCTGGGTTTGCAAATGATCTAATACCTAATAGATAAGCGTAGTAGTCAGTGTTCGCCCAATCTCTTGTTCCATCACCGATTGCAATTTGTTTAAATGCACCCCATCCTGCTGCAGTTGGGTATCTGTCAGATGGACAAGCCCCATTAAGGAACCCTTGACGACCTAAAACATATCTATCGCCATTTGTTCTATATTCTCTATAGATATCCCATCCATCGAATCCACCTTTTACAAATAATGTAAACTTACGAGCAAATAATCTGTAATATGGGTTTACATCAAGAGTTGGTTCAGAACTAAATGGTGCGTTACCAACATAGAATCTTGGTGTTCCACTTGTTGCAAATGGTCCGTTAATTGTAATACCACTTGCATTTATATCCATATGATAACCTCTTGTTTTAATATTCCATTCACTACCTTCTAAATCACAAGGACTTAATGGATTTCTCTTACCTTGATATTCAAAGAAATCAGAGTCAAATCCAATATTACTTGACATACCTAAATATGTTCTTCTAATATTGTCTCCAGAACTTGTTATTGCGTCATCAGCACCTGAAGCAAAACCAAATGGTGGGTTATAAATAACTTCACCTGGGAAATCATATTTAGTTTTATAAATTGGGAATGGTGATTTCATACCATCATATTCTCTTACAACGTATCCATCAAAACCACATGGAAGAGCATCTACTGGTGCATCCTCATTCATCTCAACCATAATGTATTTAGATTTTAATTCATATTCACCATCCAGAGTACCAACTTTCTTAGCAATAAAATTGTTTTGACTTGGGTCCATCGAACAGTTTGTAAATTTCTCAACAACAATTGGATTAGAATCTGTATCAAAATAATTTCTAACTAATACTGTAAATGTTTGATTAGCAAATGATATATCACTAATTGAGATTTTAACTTCAGTATTTGCTGAGTTACCGTCAGAAATTGTATAGAATTTAAATAAGTTAAATACTTTAGAACCTCTAACTTCAGAAACAACCCAAGGTGATGCCGGTGATTGGTATCTATCTAAGTACCAACCAATAGAATCTATCGCCTGACTTTGTGCTGAGTCTAATGGAACAATTTCAGATGACAATCCTCTAATATATCCTTTTCTCCAAGCATAATTAAGTAAAGCTTGATATCTTTCTTCTAAGAACAATGGATTTACATTTCTTGGTTTGCCAAAGTTACTTGTTCCAAATACTTTTGAAATGTATTGAGCGTCAGAAGTACTAAACGAAGTTTCAAAAATAAATGATGTACCTAAATCATTGGTTGCATTAACTGCAAATGGTAAATATGGGTTTTTAGTTACACCAGAATATTGACCACTCATATCCAAAGTAACATTATTGATATTACTAATCTCATATACTGGGTTATTTGAATTTGCATAAGTCGCAATACCTCTAGATCTTAAAGTTGCAATTACTAAATCATCATAATCTGTGTATGAAGTTCCTGTATAATAATAAATTTTACCAATAACTTGACCAGAATAACAATCAATATTCACCGGTGTTGGTGTAGGTGTTGGTGACACAAAAGGCTGTGGTGTAACACAAGGATTTACCGGTGTTGGTGTAGGAGTTGGAGTTGTAGGTAATGTTGTTGTACTTGTAACAACTGGGTTAATTAATGTTAATCCACTTACTATACTCCAGAATGAAGAACCAGTATATTCTCCACCACCAATATTGTCAAATAATGAATAATACCAAGGGTCATTAAAAGGTGATGCTAAATCAGTTTGATCCAAAGGTACGGCTGGAACTTGGAATACATTAGTTTCACCAGTGTACGTTCCAGTAATTGTTAATGCGCTATAGTCAACACCATCAATCGACCCAAAGTAACTAATTGTTTCATCCTCAGCATTTGGGTTAGTTGAGGTGATTACATTATAAACTAAAGTTTGTAAATTATCATTAAGTGAACTTAATGAACCATCAAATGTTTCATATTGTTCATTTAATATAGATTTAATTTCATTTGGTAATGTACTTGAAGCTAAGTCAAAGATTACTGAATCTGAACTATTTGTACAACCAGTGAAGTCAATTGTGAAAACAACTTCTTTTGGTAAATTACAAGCTGGTTCACAATCAATAATAACTGGATCTAAACACCATACACCAATTGTTGTTGGGTCAACATTTGCTTTAGTTACAATTGACCAAGATGGTCCCGCATCATAACCAGATAGACCCAATATTCTCGTTACAAATAATTGACTTGATTGTTGTAAGTAAGATTTTGCAATATATGCTGCCTCATACTTAGGGATTTGAGTATTCACAAATTTTTCAGGTGAAGTTCCTCCAAAGTAAGTTTGAAATTCGTCGTAGCTTTTTACAAAGATTGGTTCAAATGCTGGACCTTTTAAAGTTTCTCCAGCAATACCTAATGTTGTTACACCAACACTTTGTGCCACAAAACTCAAATCAACTTCTGAAGTATAGACACCTGGTGATACAAATACTTTACTGTTTGTTGCCATGTTTTGTTTTAATTATTAGATTTATTTTTTATTATAAATATTCATTATTTTGACAAAAACTTTACTTCTTTTAAACTATTTATATTTTGGTGAGATTTTTTTCTACCTTTTTTCTACCTATGGATAAAGAACCAAAAAAAATAAAGAATTTAAAGATTGACGAATCAGTTCACAATGTCTTAAAGAAATATTGTGATAAAAGAGGAATTAAAATGTATAAGTTTTTAGAAAACTTAATTTTAGAAAAATGTAAAGAAAAAAAAGATATATATGGTGAAGATTAAATAAGGTTAACAACAAATTCTAAAATAGCATCTTTTGTATTATCTTTTTTAGTTATTACTATTTTTATGGTGTCATTATTATTAACTTGTATCTCACTAATTGTATTACCATAATAATCTCCGTTAATAAAAACATCATATTCATCAACATTGTCCGAATTAACCCAATTTAAATTTGCAACATAATTAAAAAATTCTTCTCTTTCATTCTCGGTTGTTGAAAACGAATAAATAACTGACGATGGTAAATTTGGTTCCGGTCTTCTTTGTTTTTTCTTTCTTGTTTGAGTATCTGTCTCAAACATAACAAAAGATCTTGTAATAGCAGGACTTACCTGAAATTCATCTTCATCAATTAAAAAACCTAATAATGTAAACTCATACTTTTGAATATACACTTTTCTTTTTTCTAAATCTAAAACAGATTCATCAGTAATGCCATCATTTATAATTGGAATGTAATGTCCCTTTATTACTTGGTAAGCTTGTCTTGACGCAAATTTTTCTAAAACAATTTGATTAAACTTATTTAGTTCTCTCATTCTGTTACAAACAATTGCTACGGTATATTTTATATCGACTGGAACCGGTTGTGGAATTTTGTAAATATCCATTCCGTGTCTTTGTCCATCCCAAGTTGGGACTTTAGCATAATAATACTGTCTTCTATTTGGGATATTATACATTAATGCCGGATTACTACCATACTTTACTTCCGGAGTTCTAATCACAGTAATAAATGGTGGTTCAACGTTCTTGTCAATATTTTGGAAATCCCAAGTTTCAACAAATTGGGACCAGTTTTGAGTTGTAATTAAAATATCTACCGTTGGGATTTTTTTTCCCTCAACAACAGTTTCCAATTGTTCTTTTACAAAATCTAAAAACCCCCTATCCAAATCAGCATGTAATAAAGATTTTGGAAGATATGTTCCGTCTTTTGAAATCATATCTGCAATCTCGTGTCTTCTTGGAAGAAGAGTTTTACTTTCTGTTAGTGGTAAATATTTTTTAATTTTTTTTGGTAACCCCATTTTTACAATCCTTTAAATTCATTAGGTCCAACCGGAGCCGCAATAATACTACGATAAAAGGGTTTGAAGCCTTTT